AATATGAATCGTGTGAACAGCAGGGTGCGGTTCTCGTCGTAGTGCGCCGCCATACATGGCAACTCATTCTGTGCAGGGCCTCGAGGCGCCAACGCCAAACTGCTTTCGGTTCTGTGTGGGAAATAGTACATGGTGTGCACCACTTCTTTTGGCAGGTCTGGCGGGATCAGGAAGTCATACTGCTCTCGTTTCATGTGTTCTTCTCCTTTATTTTGTAATTGGTATCGCCACATTTTGACCAAAAGAAACAGTAATGACGTACGCCATAATGCACCAATCACCCGGACGCAACGATTCGTCAAACTCATTGATGACGTCCAGCGGGTACTTCTTGTTCCACTCTCTGGTTTGAGGTTCGCTGTCAGCCCAACACTTTGAAACGATGAGGCATTTGGCTGCGGCGTACCCCACAACGTATGCCTGTGGGTGGACGTGGCGCGGCTTGCTTATCAGCTTCCATTTTTTCTTTTTGCACCACGCCTCGACTGCGGCAATGGCCTCTTTGTGTAGTTTGGTTGTCATGTGTTCTTCTCCTTAATGCCGTGGGCGGCTTCTATTGCTCGGACAAAATCAACAAATGATTCATCAACAGCCTTAACCCCAAAAAATTCAGCTATTTGCTCATCCGTCAGCGGCTCACGCTTTGGTTGTTGGTGGGTGTAGAGATGAAACACACCTTCTTGCAAATTTTCATGAATCCACCAAACATTACCAATGAATCCACCAGACGCAATACGCTTTACCTCTACGCCGATCACAGGCTCTTGCTTTGGTTGTGGGTGGGTGTAGAACAGCTTTTCTAAAAACCCAGCGCTTTCGCAACTTGAACAGAAATAGTTGTTGTCTTTTGGGTCATAACCATCACCACCGCAGTTGTCGCAACGAACGTCATATGCCACAGGCTCTTGCTTCATTTCATCGTGCTTCATATCTGTTTCCTTTGCTAATGTTCAAATGCCAAGGCAGCACTTGAAGATTTGTCTCAATGTGCAAACCGCTTGCCAACTTGCCTCTCAATGGGATTTCATGGTCAACATGGAACTTAACGCCGCTACGACTAAGAACCTCTGCGACTTCGTAAAACATGGCAATGTCTTGTTCGTTTGACCATCCAACAGTTCTTTGAAGTTCAGCCGCCCTACGCTTTGCTGAGTTTTTTACAACCATATCGTGATTGTTTGCATCCCAATTCTTTTTTAAGACTTGCTTTTTTTCTTTGTTGTTTTCATTCCAAACTTTGTTCAATTGAGATTTTCTGTCTGCGTTTTTAGCCATCCAATCTTTGTGATACTGAGCAATTCTCTGCTTGTTTGCATCTTTCCATGCCTTCTTACATGGCTTGCAATTTGATGAAATCCCATCAATCTTGGTTTTATCGCTTGTGAAATCAAACAATGGCTTGATTTGCTTACATTTTGTGCAAGTTTTCAATTCCATCTCCTGTTTGACATTCTGTTTTTACAGCACACCATTCGCAAGACCTATAACCAGCATGGTTTGGCTGATAGTCTGCAAAACATCTTGGCAACAATTTGCGCTTTTCTTCTAGTTCTGCCTCTGCGATGGCTTGGTGTAGGGATGTGATGGCTTGTTTCACCAATGAACTGTCGTATTCAATCCAAGCTAAACGCCCCGCCTCCATTCGGCATCCACTTTACAACGCCTCAAGCGCCTGTTTCATTGCTTCTATGCTCATCTTGCCACCATCACCCTCTGTTGGCGACCAGACCTGCCAACCCGTGTGCCTGTAATCTCAATGTACCCTTTGCTCAACAAAGCCTTGTAACGGGCTGTAATTGAGGAATAGGGCATCTGTGGGAACATCTCAAGAATCTGGTCACTGATGCAACCATGCTCACCAAAGCTCTTAATAGCCTCATAGACCATCTTTTCTAGGCTTGTGGTGTCTACCTTCTCTGCTGCCTGAACCGATGTGGCTGGCGCGTCTTTGCGGTGTAATTTGAAGGCTGGTGAGCCAAAGAATTTCTCTACTGCACCACCAAACCAGATTTTGTCTAAACTCATAATTCACTCCTGTTAAAAAAGATTGGGTACTCGCTTCACTATGTCCGGTAGCAGGTCATCCGTCCCACTCACAGCATCCGCTTTCCCCATTATTCACACTTTAGAAGGGGACGGAATCGTCCATGTCGGCAACGCTGTTAGAAGCCTTTACTGGCGTTGGTTGGGCATTCTTGGGTGACACTGCCAACCCCATGAACTTGCCACTTTTGCCTGTTTTAATCCAAGCAGAAAGCCAGTAATCTTGGCCATTGACCACAATGCTACCTTTGTAGTCAGGGTGTTTTTCGTTTTCTTTCTTGTCGTTCTTGAACAAAACGCCACTGTTATCACGCACTTCTTTTTCCATATTAACCTCTTGATTTAACTTTGTTTAACTTGTCATCCAGCTCTGTCAGGAACTTGATAACCTCTTTCTCCAGCGTTGCAATGTAGGCATCGTCACGCTCAAAACGCTTGATGACCAACTGCAATTCTGCGGGAAACCTTGGGTCAAATGAACACAAATCTGTCCACTTGCGACCCGTTGACGCCATTTGCCACTGTACCTGAACCTTGTATTGGTCATCAAGACCGCCTAAAAGGCTTTCCAGGTGTGTGTGGCTCATGGGGCACTTCAACTCTACCAAACCATCGTCATTGACAAGCCCATCAGGGGAAGCGCCCGCCATCTCAATTGTTGGATGATTGACGAATGCCACCTGATCAACCATAACGCCCTTGGCTGCCTCATAAGCTGCTCTGGCGAATGGTTCTTGCTCTACGCCCCACCCCATAGCATCGTTGGTGTACGACTCTGCCACGGTGTTTGTCAGGCGCTCTAAGAGCAATTGCGTCATGTACTTGTCTCGGCTTGTTGAATAGCCTGTCTTGGTGGTGGCAACAATGTCCTTAATTCGACTAGCGGTTACTTTGCCAAGCCTGAGTTGCTTCCAAGCGTCACTGCCTTGGATGATTTCTTCACTCATTTCAACACCTGCGCTTTTTTAAGTTGTCCAGTTTCGCCATCAAAGGTAAGTTGTAACTTATCCTTAACATACCAAATCAATTTTCTGTTTTCCTCAAAGCTATGTACGGTTTCAGGATAAACAAAAGTATCTGGTTTTGGCTCTGGCTTTACTCTGTATTTGTTTGTTGGATGCCATAAAAATATATCTCCTTTGCAATCCTTCCAGCTACCAGTCAATACATCATAAAACTGAATTTCTGCACCATCAGCCCATGCCTTTATTTGCTCTGAGTGTGGATGAGGCGTCATTTCAACTCTCCTTTACGCTTTTCCTTGGCATCCATCACCTTCTTTTGCCATGCCTTATCACCATCGCAAGCAGCGTAAGCAGCAATGTAGACATTCTTCAAATCCTCCATAGTTGCAGCATCTTGAATGGCTAACAAATGGTCTGCCATAACACTTGCATCTGCCTTTGGTTCTGCGCCTTCCGATGCGTCCAAGGCATCGTGCTCAACAATCTCTAGAGCCGCCACCCACAGATAACGGCGCAAATAAGTTTGCACAGCACCAAGGTTTTGGACTTCGTGACAACCCTTCAATGCCGCAGAGGACATTGGTGAGGTGATGATGATTTTCTCTTCTGGCTTGTCAATGTTGACAATTTCCATTGTTGCTTCGTCAACGCCGAATCGGATGACTGATGCAAGACCAACTTCATCAAAGATTTGCAGTGCTGGGATGATGAAGTCGCCCAGTTCAAAGTATTTGTAGCCAGCAAACTTGTTGTGACCAGACTTTGTTAACTTCTTCTCGTGGAACACTTGTCGTGCTTCATTTAAACGCTTATAAACATTCATTTCCATTATTCACTCCTGTTAGATTGACTTTCTTTAACCTGTTGTTCACCTATCCAATGACTCAGCATTGTCAAGTCGTTGTTGATGCTGCCTATGTCTTGGATGAAGCCATCATACTGCTTGTTGAGACACTTTTTATCTAGGGATTTCACTGATTGTTCAATCCGCATAAGTATGGTTGAGTAGTCGTTCATAGATAGTTCCACATGATGATTCCGCAGAAGGAAAAGGTGATGATTATGCCAAACAAGACAGAGTAGTCACTGATGTGCGGTGCTGAGTAGAACGGCCCTTCAATGATGTTTCTGTTCATGTATTCCTCTGGGAAAGCATCTTCCAGTTTGCGAGGAAATGTACGGGTTGTGTCATTAAACATTTGCGATCCCCTTTGCTATTTCAAGTTGTGTTTCGGTGTCAAAGTCCTGAAACTCGATAAAGTGGTTCTCCTGGCAGCAGGAATATCCTGACTTTGGTTGGCCACAATAACAGCAGTACAAACGCTGCGCTTCGTCTTCCATGATTTCTTGCAATAGTTCACTCATAACGCCTCTCAAGTTCATTGATTTTGTGTAGCAACATCGCTACCTTTTCTTCCAACATTTTGATACGCTGTAAAAGCATCTCATTATGTTGGTGTTGATGCCACCTATGGGCTGCCTCTTCTTCTGTCATTTCTGTATGTCCTTTATGTACATATCAATGATTGCCAGAAAAAGACGCATAAGAAGGCCAAGACCGATGCCTACAAGAAGATAAATTACATCACTCATGCTTCACCTCTTGCTCGGATTGTTTTGGCTGCAAGTGGCCCCCAAAGATCATGCCCTTCACAAACCTTTGCACACGCCTCACGCTCTTTAGCTGCTACCAGTTTGGCAAAGGCTTGAAGGTCAATATCGTCTGTTACTAACATTCCAGTGTCTGTAAACCAACACCCGCATTTAATCAATTCATCTTGTGTCATTGGCGCACCCTGATCGTGTCCACCAGCTTGTTGGCCAGTGCGTGGTCTTCAATGATGCTGAAAATAAGCGTACAAATAATGTCGCGCTCATTTTCCTCACCAAGCTCGTATGCGTTTGTCATAGCTTTGATTGTGTTTTCACAAGCTGCGACCATACGCAAACTCACGATCATTTCGTCTTTCGTCATAAAAATTCTCTTCCCAATCGTTTTTCCACTCTGTCAAAATGTCTTCCATCTCAACATAAGCCTTGTGTTCGCAGTAGTTGTACTGGCGCCTGTCAATGTCGTATGTGATGTGCTTGTCTTCACAGAACACGGCAAAGTCAATCGTTGGCCCACCGTGGTCGTCAGCCTCAATAATGTCAAATGCGATAACGCACTCTCCGACACCATACAAATGCACCTCAATCGTGTGCTCAAAGTCAGTTACTTTCACGCTCATATTCACTCCTGTTGATTGATGGAGACTTGATTCTCATGTGTTTTGCAAGCCTTGTGAACTAGGATAAACCCTAGTACGCAACCACAATGTTTTGCCTTATCCTTGTTGGTCAACAACCAAAAAGGGCTGATATGCAACTGAGAATCCACCAACTGAACATCTTGAAGCGCCTAGAAAAAGGCCCAAGAACGCTTAAATCTTTCTCCCACAATGACCAAAGCGCCCACTTATCCGTTCATTTTGAGCGTTATCTGGCCGAACTACAAGCCGCTGGCTATGTGATTGAAATCCAAGAAAACTGGCATCTGACACACTCAGGATATGCCGCTGTTGCAGAAAAACAACAGAAGAAGATATTTGTGGACAGAATCTGTGCGGGTACGACAGAGGGCTTTTATGACGGGGCAGAGTTGCGCCAGACTTGTCAGCGACCAGGCGCGTATGACTTCCTGAACTACCCAAGCCGTTTCGGTGACAACTTTGTTTATCCAAGAGTATGAGACAGCTTCAATACGACAAGAATGGTGCTTTGATGAAGCAGGTGGGTGGCAGTCACTACAAGGACAAAGCCATCCAGCCCATTGAATACATCCATGCCAACAAAATGGGTTTTTGTGAGGGCAATGTGGTCAAGTACATCACCCGTTGGAAAGAGAAAAACGGTGTGGCAGACTTGGAAAAAGCAAAACATTACATTGAATTGTTAATTGAGCTTGAAAACAAAGGAGTTAAGTAATGGGATGGGTATTGTTAATTGGTTTGGCAATACTCAGCTATTGCTTTGGTTTTTTGCCAGTATTGGGGTTTGTCCTGATATTTGTGGCTATTGCATCGCTGCAATGAATGTGTATAATTAAAACCGTTGTCGTGGAAAGCAACATGGTCAGAAGCCGTTTACTCATGCTCTCGCCCTTGGTTTTAATCCACAGGGTTTCCACCGAGGGCAGTAGTAAGCGGCTTTTTTCTTTTCTACACAACCGTCAGGGCGCGTTAGCTGATGGTCTGCATGGACTGAACCCGAGAAACACCGCACTCTTTACACCCGAGAGCAAAAGGCGACCAGCGTTGATTGAGCGACTGGTAAAGCAACTGGTACACGGTGGTAACAAGGCCAGTTGTATAAGCGAATCAATCCGTCAAGCGCACTTGGGGCTTTTTGGTTTTTCTAATGTTAATAGGAGTAAATGAATGAACACTGATAAGTCTGGAGAGGTCAGGATAGCCAGTCTATCCACCCTTGGAGAACCTATGCCTGAAAGAAACCAATGATTCATTATCACGGCCTTCCAATAACACCAACAACGGTCTGTAATCATGCAATCGGGGCTGGTCACGCATTTGTTTCATATGCACATCCAGAACAACTATCGTCAGCAATAGATGTTGCTCAATCATTTGCAATTGACAACGGCGCTTTTTCAGCCTGGACAAGTGGTAACCCAATTACTGATTGGCAACCCTTTTACGAATGGGCGACAGAATGCCAAAAAATCCCATCTTGCGACTTTGCGGTAATCCCAGATGTGATTGATGGCTCAGAAGAAGAAAATGATGAGATGCTGCGCCAATGTCCATTGCCAAAGTGGTTTTCAGCCCCTGTTTGGCACATGAATGAAAGCCTTGAAAGGCTACTTTATCTCTCAAACGAGTACCCAAGAGTCTGCATTGGTTCTGCTGGTGAATTTTCTGAAATAGGGACATATGCTTGGTGGTCAAAAATGGGTGAGGCTTTGAGGTTCATTTGTGATGAAAAAGGCAGACCAAACTGCAAACTTCATGGCCTGAGAATGCTAGACCCTGCAATATTTACAAAATTGCCCTTGGCCTCTGCCGATTCAACAAACATTGCCAGAAATGTCGGGCAAGACAACAAATGGAGGTCTGGAAACTATTTGCCACCAACCAAAGAAGCCAGGGCGCAAGTTATGCGTTCTAGGATTGAAGCTCACAATGCCCCGCCAACATGGGGATTTCATCAAGTTGAACAAGGAATGTTGTTATGAATAGGTATACCTATGTTTTTACATCTGTTTGCCCTGTAAACAAGCAGGCCATTGATTACAAACTTGTAATTGATTCAAAAGAAAAGATTTTGGTTGAAAAGCTAAAAGAGCATTTAGAAAAGTTCCATGAGGAGTCGTACCATGAAGACATGGCAGATGACTTAATGAGTTCGTTCCCTGGCAAACAGTATTTGTCTGCTATTCATCACGGTGTTTTTATTGAAACTTGGAGAGAGTAATGTATCTTGTTCTTTTTGTGGCTGCGCTTGTCTGTGCAAACCTTTCTGTGGCCATGTTTGGGCCTTGGGTGAGTCCAATTAACGCTTTTTTGCTGATCGGATTGGATTTGTCCATTAGAGATAAATTGCATGACAAGTGGAGTGGCAACCCAGTAAAAATTGGTGGTCTTATTGCTTTTTCTGGTGTTGTAAGTTATTTGTTAAACCCTGCAACTGGAATGATTGCAATTGCTAGTGTTTGCGCCTTCTGTCTGAGCATGATTGCTGATTCGTTTGTTTATGAAAAGCTAAAGCATTTACCCTGGAATAAAAAAGCAAATGCAAGCAATGTTGCTGGCGCTTTTGTGGATTCATTGGTGTTTCCATCTATTGCCTTTGGTGGATTGCTTTGGCACATTGTTGCTTTGCAGTTCATTAGCAAGGTGGCTGGTGGAGTGGTTTGGTGTTATTTGTTAAATAGGAGTGAAGAAGAACATGGAACAGGAACAATTCAATAGATTTTGGCAGGCATGGCCATCATCACCAAGAAAAGGTGCTAAGTCTGAATGCCTGAAGAAGTGGATAAAGCTCAAATGCGACTTATCCACAGACCAGATACTGAAGCACTTGGAATGGATGAAAACGACAGAGCAATGGAAAAAAGGCAATGGTGCTTTTATCCCTGCCCCATTGGTCTACCTTAACCAACAAAGATGGGATGGTGCAGAGATTCCAGAGCCAGAACCGCCACCAAGTCAATTTAGGAGTGAGGCATTGGTAAAGATCGAGCAAGACAGACAAAAAGCCGCCCCTATGCCAGCAGAGATAAGGGCGAAAATCGCAGAAATATTGAAAGGTAGGGCATGAAGGTCTTGATTGCTTGTGAGTATTCTGGCCGCGTCAGGGATGCGTTCATTGCGAAAGGCCATGATGCGTGGTCATGTGATTTACTGCCAACAGATGCGCCTGGACCACACTTTCAGTGCGATGTTGCCGATATTTTAAACAACGATTGGGAGTTGATGATTGCTCACCCACCTTGCACACATTTGGCGGTTTCTGGTGCTCGTCACTTTGCTGCCAAAAAAGCCAGTGGCGTTCAAGATGCGGCCTTGGATTTTGTGCGTATGTTGTTAAATGCCAACATTCCAAAGATTGCCTTGGAAAACCCAATCAGCATAATTTCCAGCCGAATCCGCAAGCCAGACCAAATTATCCAGCCTTGGCAGTTTGGCCATGGTGAAACTAAAGCCACCTGTTTGTGGCTTAAAAATCTACCAAAACTTGCTCCGACAAACATTGTCGATGGCAGGTCAGACCGTATTCACAAGATGCCACCAAGCCCTGACCGCTGGAAGTTAAGAAGCACAACATACCAAGGAATTGCAGATGCTATGGCAGAACAATGGGGATAAAAATGATTCCAACAACATCGGTTGACGATAAGGTCTACATCGAATCGAGCTTTGTGGCCTTGGCGTTCAGAAAAGCACTCCAACAAGAAAGAACCGCCTGCGTTAAGTTAGTGTTTGCTAACAATGGTGATGTAACCAAGACAATTAACGAAATACTTGCGCGAGAATTACAGGATTGGGAAGATGAACAAAACGAGGAGAAAACATGATTTTGAATCAAGGAAAACTAGCCAATGGGCTTGTAGATGAGCTTTTGGAGGTAATTCATAGATATGACGAAACAATGTACATGGCGACTGCCATAGGGTGTTTGGAGTTGGTTAAACAACAGTTAATTATTGAAAACTTGGAGAATGAAGATGATTGAAGCAATTGGTTACATGATGATCGGGGCATTTTTTGCCATTTTTGTTCGACTTTTAATAGCCTTTACGACTTACTTGGAGGCTAAAGCAAAAGAAAAACTAGGCGAACAAGATGAAAAAATCTCAGGCAAATGACATTCTTGACAGAATCAGAGCAGGACAAAGTTTGTCCTTGGCTATCACAAATTCAGCCCTACAAGCCACTGGCGACCTGTCCAGACTTCGAGCATCTGAAAGACCACTTAGCCAGACACTATGCGCTGATGGCCATGAATCCAGGCTCGATTGGTCATGCGCGGTACATGGTCAGGAAGCTGGAGAAAGAGACACCAGAATTGGCTGGTCTAGGTATCTTGACAGCCGAGAAAATCAAACAGTTTAAGGAGATAGAGAAATGACAGAAGCACTAAACCGAGTGATAGAAGAGCAACAAAAGCGCATTGATGACCTTTTGGAGGGCAATAAGAAGCTCACTGAAAGGGCAGCCAATGTGTTAAAAAAAATGATGAATTATTCGAAGCCGTTGCCCGTCTGATTGATTTCAGGATGGACTACGACAAATGGGAGGACAAGCAACGGGAAGCCTATGGCTCATTGCGCCATGAGGTGCGTATGCAGATGATAGAGGCAGGCTACTGCGTGACTTGCTACAACTTCATGGCCCATTGTGAGTGTGACTATGAATAACAAACAACAGCCTACCGCTTGGGTTAATTGGTGCGCCGCTACTGGAAAGAGGTCAGTCAGCTTTGAGTGTGAAAGCGAACTGGCATCTCAGCCGCTTTATTTGGGCAGGGATTGGCAAGGGTTAACCCGAGAAGACATGGACATTGCTTTTGACGATACTCAAGAGGGTGGCGGGTTTTACGAATTCGCAGAGGCAATCGAGGCGATATTGAGGAGAAAAAACGGTGGCCAAAATCCAACTTAGCCCGCATCAAACCTTCATGCTCAAGCACTTTGCCTTGGGCTGGAGGTTCAAGCTGGTCAATAAGAAGCCTGGCTCATGGAATACCTACTGGTCACTCAGGCGCAGAGGCTTGGTGAACTCGGGCGGCATATTGACGGACATGGGCAGGAAAGCCTTGAGGGATAACAAATTGGAGACAACATGACAAGAGATGACATTATCCGCATGGCAAAAGAAGCTGGTTCAGAGGCTTTTAAGTACCCAAGCATGATTTCAGAAGAGGATTGGCAGGTGCTAGAACGGTTTGCCAAGCTGGTCAGAAACGATTACAGCAACAAACACGCCCAGTTATGGCTAAAACGCATTGATGATGCGGTAAAGGCTGAACGAGAGGAAATAGCTCAATTTATTGAGAGCACAAATCTAGGCTCTTTGCCAGAACAAACAGCGGTTCATTACGCAAACTTATTGCGTTCATATTCAACGGCAATTCGAGCACGAGGCGAGCAATGAAATGCCCACTTTGCCAAGCCCCGACTGATGTTAAGCACACCAAGAACGGGCTAAGAACTAGGGAATGCTTCAATCTGCATAGGTTCAAAACTCAGGAAATACTCTTAACTGAACCCAAGCCTAAGCAACAATGGAAAAAGAGGGATAAATGACTATGGTGTTCATCGGAATTGACCCAGGCTCAATATCTGGCGCAGTGGGTGCTCTGCACTCAAACGGCGATTATTTGGACAGTTTTATGATTGAGCACCAAGACAAGCACGTGCTGCCAATGGTGTTTAAAAACATGATTCTGCGTTTGGTTGACCCAAAGGAAGGCGCGGAGATTTGCTGCGAGCAAGTCCATTCAATGCCCAATCAAGGGGTTGCCTCAACTTTCCAATTTGGTAGGGCTGTGGGCGTGATTACGGCCGTTTGTGAGCTAACCCGCTACCCTTTGCACATGGTGCGCCCTCAAGTGTGGAAAAAGCATTTCCATCTAACTAGCGACAAGGGCGAAGCATTGGACATGGCGCGAATGCTTTGGCCCGAAGCACCACTAAAGCGTAAAAAAGATATCAACATCGCAGAGAGTTTACTGATCTGCGAGTACTGGCGCGAGCAAATCATGGGTAAAAGGGTGCCCAAGTCATGAATAAAGAGGGGTTAAAAGGCACTGTCGTCCACTTTACCGATGCCGAGCGAGAGATTCTGAAGGGCATAGGCAAAGGTAGCATGGCCGCAGGGATTCGTTTGTCAATCGTGTGGGCCGCGCATTTCTACCAATTAGGGTTAACTGACGACATGGATTTGAACTGTATCGGACTTGTAACCGTCTCAAGCACCGACCAACACCCGCACGAATAGGGCGCGAAGGGGTCTAATCGGGCGTTTAAGGCGTTTTTGTGCTTAGGTAGGGTCAAGGTAGGGTAATGGTGTTGAAGGGCTTAAAACAGGCAAAAGAAAACCCGCACTTGGCGGGTCTAAGTTAGTGGTTACTGACTTATTTTCTTTTTGTCAGTATTTGCAAAATGAGGGCTATGGTTGCATAGATCATATTTTGCTCATCAGTAAATCAGACAATCAAAATAAGCCAGTGCAAGCACAGCAAAACCCAAACCCAAAACCACAGCGGCCACAAAATCTAAAATTGTCTCTCGCATATTCACACCTATAAAACCCTGTAAAGCACAGGCAAGCCCCTACACACAATGCACAGGCCATAAGCCCCCATAAGAGAGCCTACAGTTTATGCACTAAATCGTACAGCACCCACAACACGGTGCATCGATGCAACGGCCGTGTTTATTCCTGTAGTATTCTTGGCCGCCGATACTAAAAACATCGGAAACCCTCTTTTTTTGGCCTAAATAAGCCCCTGTAACGCTACAGTCCCCCGGTTCACACAAAAATGCTTTTTTGGTGGCTGTATCGTAGGTTATTTGATCACCGGGAAATATTGGAGCGCCAGAGAGAGCACAGCGGCCGCGATATTTTGCAAGCATTGTTTTTTGCATGGTGGCTCCCTTGTTTAATGAAGCTCATAAGAAACAACGGCCGTTGTCCAGCAGGCCCGGCATGATCCACAGGCTCCGTTATTGTCCGGAGCACTACAGCGCTCCCCTACAAACGATTTGCCTGCACTGTGGACATTACTGGCTGTAATTCCTGCAACACCGGACAATGAAGCGGGAATTTTTACAGGCTCGTCCGGATACATAGCAGAGAGCCGGACAATTAGATTTTTTGGTAACGCGCCATGTTTTGCAATGTAATCTTTTACTGTGCTGTATTCGCGCGTAGGTAGCCAGTGTGTACAGCCCGGTGTAGCCTCACAAACGGCCGCGATTAACTCTAAGTGAGACAAACCCTGTAGATCCCCTGAATCGTGCCACCGGAAATATTGATCGGCTCCAATAAGGGAAACCATGCCGGAAACCCACAGCGAAGCATTTTCGGCGCTCTCCATAGCCTGCCACACAGCATCAAGCCGGGCAAATTGTGCAGGCTTAATAGTATTCGCATACATTTTGTAAAAGCCTTTATCGGCATAACAGCTAGCGCAAATAGAGCCTGGCATTGTGGCCATACGAGAGCCAGTAATACAGGCTTCGGTAGGGAGTGAGCTTGATTTGCACGGCATTTTGCTGGTCTGTGTGAGTGAGCCACAAACGGCCTGTGCTGCAGCTTTTGCGATTGGAATGATTTTCATGTGAACACCTATTAACGAGTTGAAAAACAAGAGTC